GTTTGCCGTTGCGGCCAATCGCACGGCGTTGCCTAATGTTGAATATTTAATCATTTGATCAGATCCTCCAATGTACCATACCACCCGCATTTGTTTTGCCGGTTGCAACGTGGCCAAACAACGCCGCCAACCGTATCGGGATCGATGGTGTAATAAACCTCAGGTTGCCCACAATTCGGGCAATGGATGTTGCGCACCGTGTTGCCATTAACCGTTGCGCCAATCTGGTTTGCAACCTCGATACGCACCGCGGGATCCAACATCGCCATGCGCACCGTTTTGGTTTCGGTACCACGCAATGTTGTTTGGCGTGTTTTGGGCCGTACAAACCGTTTTGGCACCGGTATATGCGAGTAATCCAACCGCAACGGCGGCGCGTCCAGGTAAACCGCCGTTTGGTGGTAATGGCCCGTGTGCATTGGGTGCGATTCCGTGCGCGTGGCCTCGGGTATGGTGTAACGGTAATATGCCCGTGCGCAATCGTTTATGGCCGATTGATCTGGAATACCACGGCCCACAACATCGGCCCACAATTCGTTGGCGGCGGTTGCGGCGCGGCCCCAATCGGCAACGGGTATTGGTTGCGCCAACGGCAACACAATGCGGTATTTGTGCCAATGTGGTTTGTGGCTGTATGATGTATGCGCAATCACTTGCCAATCACCAAACAACCGCCACGAATCAAACGCGGTTAATCCATCATCCATATCATACACCAAACAATGCACGGCAACGGCGTTTGCACCCGCACGGGTACCGTTAAACGTGGTTGGTGACCACATCGGAATATTCTTTTTTTCGCATCCACTTGCAACGGGATGCGTTAACGCACGGGCCAATTGATCAACGGTGCATTGTTGATTGCGGCCCCGCACGTTTAACATGTGTGTAAATGTTGTTATTTCCATTGTATGCCTCGGATGGTAATAACAACCCGGTTTGTTTATGCCTCGGGTTGGTGTTCGTAAATACTGTACATTGTGTGCGGTGTTTCGTATGAATTCGCGTAATAATCCGTGGCTTGTATCTCTACAATTAAATTATCATCAACCCATACGCCGGCTTTGGATATGGCATCCATTACCATTTTGATCAAATTATCCACATCCGGTTTGGTGGTTTTTAACACACGCCCCGGTACCTTTATGCGTGCCGGCCGTTTGTGGATGAATTGCACGCACAATTTTAACGGTTGATTGGCCAACGGTGGTTTATCGTGCCAATCGGTTTTAATCTGTTCGATCGCCATGTTCATGTATTCGCGTGATTTGGCGGGGGTGTATGCACGGCCGCCGCGGCTCATACGTGGCCGGCCCATTGCAACGGGTGGCCCCGCAATCAATCCAGTGTGTAAACAATTCCACATTTTTAACGCTCCAATGAGATCAATTGCGCAAACGCAATAAAATGTTGATCAACGATCTGTTGATTGGTAACATTACCGTGTTCATTGTATACCGCATACAACGCATGCGCCAACCGCAACAGGAAATGCACCGCGGGATATTGTGAACCGTTTAACCATTTATCCAACGCCGGTTTACTGCATCCAATTTCACGTGCCAATTGTATCCGTGTGTATTTGGAGGCATCCACCGCCGCGTGTAACGTTGGTGCGAATCCTGCCCCACCCAACATTTGTTTGGCCGCCGCACGGCCGTATAATTGCACCAATTTGCGGTGCTTTCTATTGTTCATATCTAACATTTTGTGTACCTCGTTTAATAGAATAGTGAATTGTAAATTGTGGCAACGTATGCCAATGCTTTAAAAAATGGAAATATTAACAACGCAATGCCCAACATTACCATACATTGCCCGAATTGCTTGCCAATGTGTTTTGCCTGTTTGCGGTTCATTGTACCCCCTCAACAATATACATTGATTCGATCAATTCGTGCGATTGTGTAACGTGATTCAATGTACAAACGGCCATTGGGTACCATTCCATTGTACCCGTTACATTGGTTATTACCAATACACGTTTGTTTGTGGCCATGTTGTGCAAATCGGTTTGGCCCATCGGTACGATCTGCATTGATTCCACTAAATCGTGGCATGCGGTTATATGTTCTAACGCGGCAACGTTGTATGGCATCCATTCCATTTTGCCGGATACGTATGTAATAACTAATATTTTGGTTTGCATTGGTTTGCCTCGGTTAATGGGTGGCCCCAAACGGGGCCACACCGGGTTGGTTGTTTATAGGTTGTTTACGGTATCTTCAATTTTTTGTAATTCTACGCGGTTAAACTCGTATGTATGATTACTAAAACGGCCCCGCCATAAAAAATCACATGGATATTTGTTGTGTAATCCGTATGGTTTTAATACTAGAATTCCACCATTTGTTAATTTACACAATATAATATTGGTGTTTGTTACTGGTTGGATCTCGGTTACATTTTGCATTGTGTAACCATGCGGTAATTGTACATTTTTAGGTAGTACCATTGTTTTGCCTCGGTTGTTTTGGTTTTAGTTACATACCCTTATTGGGTATACTTAAGTATACCATGTTTACATAAGTATGCAAATAAAATAACAAACTATTTTTGTAAATGTGGATAATTTGTCCAATAGTACACACATACAACGCCCAACGCATCGGGTTATGTGCTATGTTGATCGCATGATAAATAAAAATGAAAATATACCGCGCGGCCATCGTCGATTCGAACAACATGTAATACCAGTATTGCGCGCCAACGGTTGGGCCGATCGTTGGTTGGATGTGATTGGCACCGATCACGATTTAGATCACGGCATCGATTACATGCACGGCCGTATGGGTATTGCGGCGCGTATATGGGATGGGCGGCCCAAACAACATTTTTCAATGCGATGGTTGAACACCCGGCACCCAAACGTACAATGCGAATTGCCCAAAATGTTACGCCTGTTGCAACACAATTTTTTAATGCCTGATTATACGATTGAGGCCCACACGTACAACGGCCGGGTGTACATTGCAATCGTAAAAACCCGTGTATTGTATGAAACGGTGGCCAAATACCACCCCAATTTGCCGCAATTCGTTGTACGCAACGATACACACGATTACACCGTGTTTGCCCGTTGCCATTTTGATTTGTTACCGCCCGATGCGATTACAAAAATTATTGCACCTGTTGGCGGCCGGCCGGATTGTTAGCAATTTTTTGTTTGATCTCGGATACATCACCCTTTAAAACTGTTAGATCGCCGTGCAATGTTTGCATGGATCGGTTCACTTCCGCCATGCTATCCTTGTAAACCTCGCGATCCTCGTTATGAGATTCCACCATATTATCAATTTGGTTCAAATGGCGATCAATCCAAACCGGTACATTTTGCGCAACCCAACGGGCCACAAAATAAATTGCACCAATACACAACGCCAACGCGGCAACGGGGCCGGTGGCCAATTCCATTAATAATTGTTCACTCATTTGATCTCCAAATAGTACGCATGTATACCGGCGGCAATCGCATCGGCAATACGGGTTACGGTTAAATTATCTAATTTGCCCCGTGGGCTATCCATGAACACCGGTTCACAACACAACGCCACCGGGCGGCCAACGCCCCGTATTGTGTAATATGCGTTTTTTGTCCATCCCTCAGGATGTGCCGCAATGGTTTTACAATCTGAAATATCTATGTTGTTTTGCATCATACATTGGCCAATGTGGTTTGCCAGTATGGCACCGTTTGTGGATTGGTGATGATGAAAAAACGCACCGTATGTACCACCGCCGGCATTTAAATGCATGGCCAAATAAATACAAACCTCGTTTGGGTACATGGCGGCGTATTCGTTTACGCGATCGTGCCGTTGTTTGTATGTGCCATCGCTGATCGGCATTACGTGATGGCCTTGTAACATTAAAAATTGTTCCAATTGGATCGCAATTCGGGCCGTTATTACCGCCTCCAAATCGATCACGCCATCGCCATCCACATCCACCGATGCGCCGCGATCGTCTAATCTGTTTGGTTTGCCGGCGTGTTGCCGATCAATAAATACAATCATGTTTGGCCCAATATATATTGTAATTCAAATTCCCAAACGGTACCGGCCCACCGTTTGCCCGTTACAATTACGTTTTGGGCATCCAACGCCAACCGATCCGCGGTTACTTGTATAATATCACCAATTTGTATGTATCCGTATTGCACGTTGGCATGTACCGCCAATTCGAACCGTGGCAACGCATACGCCTGTACATACGTTGCGGCAATCATATCGGCCGTTGCATTGTCATAAACGTAATTTGTTTGCGTGGCACCCTGTTTAATGCCATACCGGTTTGTACTAGTAACCGCCGCGTTGGTTTTAAATTGGTTTGCCGTTTGGATGATTCCACGGCATCGAGATATGGCCGCGTAATCATCACCCACACCATTGTAACCATATTCAACGGTATAATCGTTTACAATATCCCCCAATTCGGTTATTTGGGTGATTGGCCCGATCTGTTGTATCTCGCTAGAATCATCCACAATCCAACGCGCCGTGGGTTCGATCTGTTTGATGATTGTTAACAAATCTACAACGGGCCGCAATCCGTTGGCACCCATGCGGATCGATACTGGCAACAACGGTAAAATGTTACCCTGTAACCATTCCCACGCATACATGGTTG